GCGACCACGGGTGGCGCTTGGCGAAGGCCCAGACGTCTTCCGTGAATGTGCCGACATCGATCGCCATCATGTCGATCGGCAGGCGCAGGCCCTTCTCCGTGCGCCAGGTCGCCTTGAGCACCGCATCCAGCGCCTCGCGGCCATCCAGATCCCCGATGTGATGCGGGATAACGATGTAATCGACCACCGCCCGGCGATAATCCCGGCCGAAGGCCACGATCTGCACCTCGATCCGGTCGAGCTGGCAGTCGACGCCCGCGGTCAGAATGATCCCTTGCGCCGGCACGATGCCCCGCGGGCGCTTCTCCCCCTCCGCCGCCAGCTCGACCCGGTCGCGCAGCTTTTCCCAGTCCGGCCCCTTGCTGGCCTGCTGATAGGGCAGGCCCAGCACGTCGTTGTAGAATGTCTGCTCGGTTTGCGCCTCGATCTGGGCCTTGATCGCCTCTTCTGTCTCGCCGGTGACCGATACCGAGGTCCAGCCCATCGCCCTTGCATAGTCCACCGCGATCGAGGCCCAGTCCCGCTGAGGCGCATAGGCCCGCCACAGATGAAAGGAAGGGTGATCCCCGCCGGCGTTATGTGCCACCCAGCGGCCCTGGCGGACGATGGCCTCCTTGTCGGCATGCGTGATGACCGATCCGCAAGACAGGCAGGTAAAGCCCGCCGCGTGCAGCCGCTCCGGGTCGATGTTCTGCCGGAAGTTCTCCCAGGTCAGGGGCGCGAAGTCGCCGCAATGTGGACACGGGACATGAAAGTAGCGCCGATCTCCCCGTTCGAAGGCTCTGCTGATCCGGCAGGTGCCGGCAATCTGCGGCGTGGATACCCGCAGGATCTTCGCGTCTTCGAATCCCGAAGCCCGGCTCACAGCCAGCGCCTCGGGGTCGCCCTTGCCGGTCATCTCGAACTTGGCAAGGTCATCCAGGATGACCAGCCGGCGCGACGTTCCCGCCAGATCGTCGGGCGAGCCGGCCGAGGTGATCTTCAGCGAGCCGTTCCGGCTTAGTGTCTCCTGGTTGAACTTCGCGTCCTTGTTGTCTCCGCCGCGACCCTCGCCAAAGATCCGCCGCAGGCTTGGGGCCTGCCGCCGCATCGGCAGCCACTTGTTGTCGGCCCATTCTGTCGCAGCACTATGCGTCGGATGGACCACCAGGCTGTCGAGCGGGCCGTATTCGTGCCAGGCACCGACGACCGGATTGACGATCGAGACCGTCTTGCCCCATTGAGCCGAGCCCCGGATTGTCACCTCTCGCGCCGGATGCTCGGGGCTCAGCACCTCATGTATCTGCCGCAGAAACGGGAATCGATCGATCCGGAACAGGCCCGGCATGGGCGAGCGCTCGTCGAAGACGATGTTTTCCTCGCACCATCGCGTGATGTCCGGCGGCGGCGGGGGCGCGATGACCGCCGCCAACGCCCCTGCGATGACGCGCTCGGCCGAGGTCAGGTAGCCCATATCAGAAATCCGCCTGCTGTTCTTCGGCTGTCAGCGTAGCCGCCTTGGCCTGGTCCTGCAGCTCGCTAGACCGCACCGCCCGATGCTCGCGCCAGTGGGTCAGCAGGATCTGCCGCACCGTCTTGAAATCTACACCCAGCCGATCCGCAACGGACCGGGCTCCGTCTCGCAGTACAGTTTCGAACTGGGCGATCTCCTGGGCCAGCAGCCGACCGGAAGTCTTGGCCACCTCGCTGGCCAGGACCAGCGTCCCCTCTTCCATCGCGTTGGTGCGCAGGAGGCGGCGAGCCTCCTGCTCGACCTTGAGAGTGCGGGCCATCTCGTACCGGTCGGGATCGGCCGGATCCAGCTCGCTGCCCTCGACTTGAGGCTGTTTTGGGACTGGAGGCGTCGACGCCTCGGCGTCCGCGGACCAGCTCCGCGCCTTGAGCGAGGCGATGGCCTTTCGTGTCTCGGCCCCGTTACCCAAAAGCTGCCCCTTGTCCAGCGTGCGCCCCAGCTTTTCCAGCACCGCCTCGAGGTCGAACCGCCGCAGCCTGCCTTCGCCGACATAGCACCCGGCCAACTTGCCCTCAGAGACGTACTGGCTGATGCGCGCCTTCGAAAGCTTCAGATGACGTGCCAGCTCGGTGGAATTCAGTTGCGGCATGCGTTCATTCAGGCCAACCCGCAGGCGGCCCCCATGGGGTTAAGGCTTACTAAAACGTTAAGCGGCGTGGGTGCCCTGCGCTAAGCGCCCCCGTATACGCTGGGCGCCGGGAAGGACCCGCGACCCCCAACGACAAACGCCCGGAGTGAGGTATCCCCTCTCTCCGGGCGCACTACGGCTGAGTGCACATTGTCAACGGGGTGACATCCTGTCAACCCCTTGTGTTCCACGGCGCGAGGCAGGGCATCGCTTGTGTGATAATCACCGTCCGCAGCCGAGCGTTCGCCAGATCCGTCTGCAGGTGAAGCAGCGCCCCCCACCAGGCCAGATAGTTGCGCCGCGCAGCCCCGATCTGGCTGGCGGTCGGCATGTAGGTCACCGGACAGATTACCACGTCGCGCTTCACCTCGCGCCCGCGATACCGCCAGGCAACCTGCCCGATCACCTCGGTCTTGGCAAAGCTGCCATGCTTCGTGCTGCGCCATGCACGCGGCACGCAACGCGGGGTCGCATCGGGCATCCAGTCCGGCACCGATCCGGTCCGGCCAAGCTCCGCGATCTGGATGGCCATGCCCTTGCCGCCGCAGCTTTCCGGCAGCGCCGCCACGAACGAGGCGATGATCTCCGCATCGTCATGCGGCAACGACCGTCCGCCGCCGTCGATCTTGCAGCCCAGATCGCGCCGCTGCATCAGCCGCCAGATCGTGTCGCAGCCAGGCCGATCCCACTCATGACCGACCGCGTCGAAATCAAGATGCGCAAGCTCCACTCCAAAGGCCCAGTCGATTGCGGCCTTGACCGACATCTCGCGACGCACCACGCGGGTCATCCGGTCCGTGACCTTCATCACGTCCATTCTCATGACACCGCGCCTTGACGCAGGGCCCGCTCTGTCGCGACAAGCGCCTCGCACTCGCCCTGCAGGCGCAGATACCACGTCTCCCATTGCAGATCGTGATCCTGGACGGCAAGCCCGGCGTCGCGCCGCTCGCGAATGACCTGCAACCGGCGGGCGTTCTCTGCTGCCCTGTCAGCCACGATGGCCCGCGCACCCGGGGTGACGGGCGGAGCCTTGTGCCGCTCGAAATACTGGAACATCTCGACCAGCGTCCCGGCCTCTCTTGCCCGCGGCCCCTCGACCGATCCGAACCACCGACGCAGCGCCGGCATCTCGGCGATCGGACGCGGCTGGACCAGCTCGGCATAGGCCCGCATCGTGGCGAGGTCGGGCCAATGATTGCGCGCCGACCCCTGTCCCTTCGACTTCAGCATGTGCATCAACGCATCGAGGTTGGCATCGCTCATGTAGGAAAAATCATCGGCCAGATGGTCGAGCTGTCGTCGATGCTCCTCGGCATCCGCGCCCCTCGGCAACCGGAACCCCATCGGCACGAACAGGATCCGTCGCACCCGGTCCCGGTTCGTCTCGCCCCTCTCCGCCCGGTCCGGTTCAGACCGACCTGCCGCTTCTGCCTGTATCGCCGTCACTGCCATAGCCTTGCCTCCTCTGCCTGATCCGATCTTCTTCTCAGCCCTGCCCGGTCTTTGCCGGGCGCTTGGCCCATCATGGTCTCCGGCGGTAAAGGGTGTCTTTTATTGTCATGTCCTGTGTTGTCTTGTCTTGTAGGGCAATGACACTTCGAGACCTGATTTTCGCGGTGCACATGACTGTCATCTGACAGTCAGATGACTGTCATCGTGACAGTTCGTGACACCTCCATGACACCTATTTTCCTTGCCTTTCCGCACCTTTAGATGACGCAATATCGACGACGCGCGGAATGCCGACAGCAGCCTCCATGGCGACCCGGACGTTGTCGTCGCTGCAATAAAGCGCCGAGTCGTCAAGGAACTCGGCCACGGCCCTGATCACCTGATCGCTGCCGCTGACGTGACTGGGATAACGCAACGCCAACAGCTTGGCGCGGACCCGACTGCGCAGCTGCGACAGCCGGTTGTTCTCGCGGGCCTGGTCCCGGCCAGCCTTGCGCTTGTGCATGTCGAAGGCGACCGATGCGATCACCCGATGCCCCAATCGCGGCGGGTCTTCCTCATCGGCCTCGGGGATCTGTACCACGCCCCAGCCATGCAAGGCACCGCGCTTCGCCTGCCGCCACCCTTCGATGTCGCGGCCGAACCGGGCGATTTGCGCCAGCTGGACGTCGTCGTCCGGCAGCGTACCGGCCGGGTCCTGCTTGAAGCACTCCGACCACAGGATCAGCGCCGTGCCGATGTCCTGCCGCCGATCCTCGGCCACCGCATAGGCCACAAAGTCCGAGGTCAGCAGCCGGTTGACGTAAAGCGGAATCCAGTCGTGGTTCGACAGCCGATCCCCATAGGCAAGGGGATAAATCCAGTCATGCACAGGGGTCTGATCGACGGCGACACGGCCCATCACGAGTAATCTCCCGCCCGCTCCAACCGCGCTCGGCACGGCGCGATCCAGTCCAGCAACGTGCCCGAGCCGACCTGACCCTTGTTCCAGACCATCCAGCAATAGGCCGTTGCCGTGCTGCCCTTCTCCGACAGCCTGCCGCGATGCATGACCACCCGTTCGGCGAACTGCAGCACATGGGTCGGCGGCGTCCGCGAAAACAGCTCCTCATACCGCGTTTGGCCCTCCAGGAACGCGCTTCGGACGATCATCGCCACACCCTTGCGGCTGCTGGCCAGCGCCCGCTCGATGAACGCCGCCGCAAGCCGGTAAGGCGGATTGGTGATCGTCCAGTCCACAGCCTCGTGCAACGGCCCGAACAGGTAGTCCCGCACCGCATAGCCCGCGCCGTAATCGTGAACGTCCGCCGCCTCGACCCGCTCGAAATATTCCAGCAACGGGCGCACCATGTGTCCCCGGTTCGCCGCCGGCTCACGGCAGCTCATCGGCCAGGGCGCCGCACCGGGATCGAGAACGTCGCCGATCCACGCGCACAAAGCCCGCGTGGCCCAGGGCGGTGTCGGGAAATCGTCCAGGCTGTCATGCGGCTCAGACCTCTGTTGCATCACGGCCGAGGATCGGTTCTGCCCGCTCACCAGTACGCCCCCAGCACAGCCTGCCGATCCTCGCCCGACTTACTCAGATCCGCCGTGCGGATCCTGTTCGTACAGGCCGAGACATAGGCGGGGTGACACCGAAACATCTGCGCGATCTCCAACACGCTGCGCCCGGCGCTGCGAAGCCGCAGCCATTCCAGATGATCTTCGTCCGACCAGACCCGGGCCATGTCAGGCAGCCTCGCGCCGTTTCTGCACCCGAGCCCTCAGGACCGCCACCGTGGCATTCACGATTGCCGGGCTCGACCGGTTGGGGACAAGCTGTCGCCAGCGCGCCGCGACATCCTCGGACCCAAGGCCCTCGCCGATCTGCGCCGCGATCTCGGCCACCTTCATGCCGGACGTGACCATCATGGCCAGCGCGTAATCCCGCTCCGACGTCCAGAGCTTGCTGTTGCCAAGCCCGTCCAGATGCGGCACCACAAGATCGAGGACGCCGGAGTTGGTCTTGGCAGCGGGGGCCAGAGGCGTCGGCTTGACCTTCTTCACCCGCCGCGGCGCAACACCGTCAGGTTTGCGCAGACGCTGCGCCCGGTTGCGGACGCCATCCTTGCTGCACCCCAGCATCCGACCGATCTCGGCATGGGTCTTGCCCTCGCCCACCAGACGCAACAGCTCGGTGTCTCTTTCCCTGGTCCACCAGCGCCGACCGTTGTTGCCACGGACCGTGCAGGGGCCAGCCTCTGGCACCGCCTCTGGCACCGCCTCGGGCACCGCCTCGGGCACAGCGCCGGGGCCATCCGATGCCCCCGTCTCCGTCACCTGGCCCTCGGGACCAACGTCGATCGGCGGCGGCGCATCATTGCCGACCGAAGGACTGTCCGCCTCGACCAGAAGCCCCGCGCCAGACCTGTCGATCCTGTCGATCCTGTCCGCCTCTTCCTCGACGCCCGCGTCACGCGCTTCGCTCCGCCACACCTGCCCGTCATCCGGGCGTGCACCGGCCCGCGCCCCGTCGATCGACAGATCCAGCGTCAGGACCGCCAGATCGGCGTCCCGGTCCAGCTCGACCAGCACGCCCAGCCCCAGCTCGCGCAGCCTGTCCGCAAGCGCGCGCATATCCCCCAGCGCATCGCCAAGATGCTGCATCCGCCGCCGGCGCTGGTCGAGCTGCACCATGAAATCCCCGACGGCGTCCAGAGTGCCTATCGCCACAGCACGACCCCCATGAACAGCGCAGCACCGGCCAGCAGGTAGAGCAAGGCCAACCAGTGACGGCGCCTGGCCTGCGCCAGATCGGACCGGGCCCGCGCCATGCATTCCGTCGCCTCCCGCGCCCGCCTCTTCGCGCCCTCTTCCGCCGCTTGCACTTCCAACAGAAGCGCCATGTGCTGCGCCTCGATCTCGCGCACCTTCAGAACCGCTTCGATCACCCCGGCAAGGTTCAGGCCCGAGCGCACATCCATCTGCAGCGTGATCGACGGATAGACAGCGGCAAAACTCCTCAGGTTGCGCGCCAGATCCTCCAGCTGCTCCTGCGGGACAGTGGTATCGCGCCACCTGGCCTCGATCATCCGACCCTCCCCTCACCGGGGGCAGGTCGCCCCGCCCCCGGCCGCAACAGGGAGGTTGGGGGGCACATTGCGCGGGCCGACACGCCCCCCCGGTATGCCGCTCCAGCGGGAAAGGAGACCGCCGCCCGCGCTGTTCGATGATCCGCGCTCGGGTGGTGCATCCGGCGCTCTGGTCGCTCGGCCCGCGGCGCCGACTCCCACATCTTGCCGCAGGTGGATGCACCGCCGGAAAGCGGCAAAAAGACGGGCGCGGGGGTGCCTGTTCCCCCCGCGCCCAGGGTCCGGCGGGCGCCGAGCAGACCGCCCACCGGCAAACGGCGGCCGGCCCGCAGGCCTCCACCAAACTCCGGAGTTTGCTTCCCGAACGGGGGCGCCATCACGCGGCCCTCCCCAGCACCATCCGCGCGAACCCCTCGGGCTCGGCCGCCGCCGCCAGCGCCACCACGGCGCCCCTGGGCCCCGAGACGCCCTCCCACCAGTCGCGCGCGGCACGGTCGGTGACGCCGTAGAAATAGGCCACTTCGGTCGCGTCCCGGTGATGCGCCCGCAGGAAGGCCGACCAGCGGTCCGGAAACGTCCGCCGGAACGCATGCGGATCGAAGCGGCTCTGGAAGGAAACCCCGGAGGACACGCCACCGGTGCGCGTGACAGGCTGCTCCGGCACATCGGCAGGAGAGACCAATGACAGATGGCGGGACGGCCTCATGCGGCATCCTCGGAAGGGGTGGCGAGGGCTGGCGGTGGATTGGCGGCCATGTAGGCCCGGATCTGATCGACGGTCCGCAACGTAGGGCTGCCGCCGTCCTGCCACTTGCGCCAGGACGACCCGCCAAGGCCCGCCGCGCGCTGTACGACAGTGCCTGGCCGCAGCCCGCAGGCAGCGGCATAGGCTTCGACTTCTGCGATGAACTGCTCCATGCTCTTAGCGATAGTGATAAATCACTATCGTGGTCAACCCCAAAAGTAGGTTTTTAGACCGATGGTTGATAGTTTTGTTTCCCTACATGATGTAGTCATGGCACCTCCGCGGAAAAACCCAACACCGGCTCCCGAGATCACCGAACCGTTTCTTGTTAAGCTGGCGGCTTACCTGGAGGCCAACAGAGACAAGGGCGTGACCGCCGCAGGACTGTCCGTCGACGCAGGCCTTTCAAACAGCGCGATACGTGGTTGGCTGTCAGGGAAGTCGGGCACTCTGACTATGGCGTCAGCGCGAAAGGTATGCGCGGCTATGGGAACAACTCTTGAAGAGTTTCTTAGCGAGGCCCAGACAGAAGAAGAGCGACAGATTGCGGGCCTAGTATCTCAACTATCCGGCGATCTGCTCCATGAGCTATTAGTTTATGGACGAGGGCTGCGCGCTGCCCGTCTTCTTCCGCCTCCATCAAAAGACGAAGGCAGTCAATAATTTGGCTGTCAGTCATGTAGCGCTCCGCATTGGTCCGCAGATTCTGGCTGCCATAAACCCTGCCTGACCACTAAACTTTTACGTGAACTTATGGTGGTTTCGTGGAAACTCTGTTTCCAGCGGTAATCGAAAGGATTCGACATGGCAAAACTGATCGACGCATCCATCCAGGGGGCCGTCTCCGTCGAGCCCGGCTTCAAGTTGCTCAAGGGCTTTTATGTGCGCGTGGCGCAGGGCTGGTCCGGAACGGTTTACTTCGACAAGGACATTGTCCAGGTCGCTGAGATCGAAGCAGAGACATACCGGTCGGGCGGCAAGGCCGCAGCAGGCGCCATCATCGGTGGACTTCTCACAGGAGGCATCGGGCTGCTTGCCGGCGCGGCGCTCGGGGGGCGACGTAGGATGGAGGCATCCTACCTTATCCATCTTTCCGATGGGAACCACGTCGCGTTCACCACGAAAGACAAGCTGGTCATCAAGCATCTTGGGGCAAGGGCACTTCGACAACAGGTCGCACGGCAGGCTGCTGATTCTGCGCCCGATCGCAACACAGATTAGGTTTTAATCTCTATTCTGTCTTGACATAGGGATTTAAGACTATCATCTTGCCTTTCCATCGCCCCTCGTGATGGAGACCGTGATGAGACATCTGCCCACAGCCCTTGCCACAGCCCTCGGGCTTGCGGCCTGCGCGCCGGACCCGGCCACCGTGGCCCCGTCCTGGATCAGCCCCACCGCCTATTCCGGCCTGTCCTGTGACGCGCTGAACCTTGAGGCGGCCCGCCTCTCGCAGCGTCTGGCCCAGGTCACCGGCGAACAGCAGGCCGCGGCCGAGGCCGATGCGGTCAACACCGCGATCTCGCTGATCCTGTTCTGGCCCGCCATTTTCTGGATCGGCACCGACGACCGCTCCGACGAACTTGCCCGCGTGCGCGGCGAGGCCGAGGCCCTTCGCCTCGCGGCCCTGCAAGGGGGGTGCTGACATGCCGGTCAAACCGTTTCCCCGCGACACGGCCGATGCGATGGCCCTGCTTGCCGATCCGGCGCGCCATCGCGGCAACCCGGCGCTGATCTACCACAACTGGCTTTTCCTGAAAGAAGCGCGCGACCAGCACCGGCAGCTCCACCGCCTCGGCCCGCCCTGCTACCTGACCGGCGCGACTGTCGCGCCCGACCAATCCGACAGCAGCACCCGGCCCGCCGTCAACACGCTGGAAAAGGCGGTCAGCGCCGCCCGTCCCGCCATCCGCGCGGCCGTCGCCCGCTACCTGGGCGGCGACGAACCGAAGGGGGCCGCATGACCATCCTTCCCCCTGCATCGCCGGGCCTCGACCCGGCCGTCATCCGGGCCCCTGGGCCTTGGCCCCTTGCCCTGCTGCGCGGCGCGCTGATCGCCGCGACCGAGCTTGTCCCCGTGGCCGACTGGCCCGAGCTGATCGACCACGCGGTGCAGGTGCATGGCGCCAGCCTCATCCTGCCCGACCCCGCCAACAGCTGGGCCAGCCACATGGCCGAGTTCACCGCCTTCGGCATCACCGGCCGCGGAGAGGACGCCGAACAGGCGCTCCGCGACTGGTGCAAGGCCGCGATGCGCACGATGGAGTGGGGGATCGAGGGATGAGCGACCGGCTCTACCGCCGCGTGGCGGAGACCATGGACCAGCTGATGTCTCTGGCGCGAACTCATCCGTGCGAAGACATCGCCGATGCCGTCATGGCTTGGTCGGACGATGTTGCCAATGACCTAGATCAGGACACGCCCAGCTGGTACGATCTTCTGGCAAGCGAGGTCCGCGCCGCGTTCGAGATCGTCGCAGACGCCGATCTGTGCCAAGATACCTGCTTCATCCGGATCGTCTGGTCCGACAAGTCCCGCGCTGTCACCTTCCGGTTTGACGCAGCCCAAGGGGCAGGGCCGCGCTTGGCAGCAGTCATCCAGAATGCCGTAGCCGCCGCAACGATAGGCGATGCAAAGGGTGGCGCAACATGACCCGCCTCGCCCTCGCCCTCGCCCTTCTTGCCGCCCCCGCCATGGCCCAGCCCATCGCCTGCGCCCCGCACGACCGGCTGTCGCATTTCCTGGCCACCGCGCAAGGCCAGACGCCGCAATCCCTTGCCCTCGAACGCAGCGGCCAGCTGATCGAGACATGGGCCGATCTGGAAACCGGCCACTGGACGCTGGTCATGATCGCGCCCGACGGCACCGCCTGCATCATCGCGACCGGCCCGCTGTTCCAGCTGGCCGAGGCAACCGACGGAGACCCGTCATGATCGACCGCGCCGACAACGTCCGCCGGATGATCGCCCGGGCGAAACAGATCGACGCCGAAGATCCGCTTACCCTGCTGGTCGACGCTGCCTGCCTGATCTGCGCCGAAGAGGACTGGGACCTGGAGCAGGTGATCGTCCACCTGATCGCCACGACGCAGATCTTTCGCGAAACCCCGCCCGAGGATGTGACCCCGACCCCCGCCCAGATCGTGGGGCGCGCATGACCCGCCGCCTGCCCCCCGAAATCGATTGGCCCGTCGCGATCGTCATGGTGACGCTGTTGATCCTGGCCACGGGCCTGCTGATCCTGATCGGCTACGGCGCGATCACCCTCATCCGCATCCTTGCCGACGTCGTTCTGCGCCTTGCCGGGAGCCTGGCCTGACAATCTGGAGAAACAACCGATGATCCACCAGTTCTTCATGGTATGCCGCACCCCGCGCCACAGCGGATCGACCACCAGCCCGCGCGAACGTTTTGCGACCTTTCAGGAGGCGGTGACAGCCGCCCAGGACCTCGCCGACCGCGAAGGCGTGCCCTTCTCTGTCCTGCAGGCAACACGCACGGTCACACCGCGCGACACCAGCACCCCCAACCTTCTCTGACCCGGAAAGGCCAGACCATGACCAACCCGATCCGCCTGATCGCGCTTGCCGATCTGACCCTGTCGCCGCTGAACACCCGTCAAATGGTTTCCCGGGACGAGCTCGAGGCGATGGCCGAAAGCATCGCCACGACCGGCCTGTTGCAGAACCTCATCGGGCTCGAGCGTGACGGCCGGGTCGAGATCGTCGGCGGCGGCAAGCGCCTGCGGGCACTCCAGAAGCTGGCCGAGGAAGGCTGGTCGCGGAAGATTGGCCAGAAGCGTATCGACCCGGTCCCGGTTCTGGTCACCGTCGACGACTGGCAGGCCATAGCCTGGTCGGGGGCCGAGAACACCGCCCGCACCGCCCTGTCGCCCGCTGACGAGATCGCGGCCTACAGCGCCCTGCGCGACAAGGGCAGTTCCTCTGCGATGATCGCCCGCACCTACGCGGTCTCTGCCGCGCATGTCCAGCGCATGCTGAAACTTGCCGACCTGCCCGAACCTGTGCTTGTCAACCTGCGCGCCGGCAAGCTGTCGATCGATCAGGCCCGCGCCTTCACTATCGCCCCCAGCCCGCGCGCCGCGATCGACGTGCTGGAGCAGGCGCTGCAGAACGGCTGGCGCGAATGGCAGATCCGCTCCGCCCTGAAACCAAGCGACATCACCGCTTCCGACCGCCGCGCCCGCTACGTCGGGATCGAGGCCTATGTCGCGGCCGGGGGCAGCATTACCGAAGACCTGTTCGAGGACCGCGTCTACCTCCACGACGACAAGCTTCTGGATCATCTGGCGCGGGAAAAGGCCGACCGCGAGACCGAGGTCCTGCGCACCGAAGGCGGCTGGGCATGGGGCAAATGCGTCGATCACGGCGGCGACAAGACCGATCACGACTGGGCGGCAAACCTGCGGCCGCTTTTCCGCAAGGAAGGCACGCTGCCGGAAGGCGACATCGAGGAATACGACCGGCTGGCCGATCTTGTGCAGAGCGACGGCCTTGACGATGAAGGCGAGGCAAGGCTGCAGGAATTGCAGGACCGCCTTGACGGCGACTGGACGGACGAGGATCGCGCGATCGGCGGGCTGGTGACCATCGTCAATTACCGGGGCGAGTTGCAGGTCTCCGGCGCCTATGCGCGCCCGGAAGACGACGCACGGTCAACCGGGACCGACGACGACGCAGGCGGCGGCGATGCCGCGGACGGCGCACCAGCAACGCCGCAAGCCGAAGCGATCCCTCAGAACCTGCGCGACGATCTGCGCGCCATCCGCCTGCGCGCGCTGCAGACCGCCCTGTTCGACCGCCACGAAACCCTGCTCGACCTGCTGGCCTTCAGCCTTCTGGGCGAGACGAAACCATGGGAACGCCCGCTGGCAATTCAGGCCGAACCCACACACGCCACCCCGGCAAAGGCCGAGGGCCTGACCGAGGACACCCGCTTCGACAAGCCCGATCGCGCCTGGTCCGACAACACCGCTGCAGCCTTCGCAGCCTTCGTGAAGGCTGGCAAGTCCGCCCGCAACCGCGTCCTCGACATCGCCCTGACCCGCGCATTCAGGCTTCACGAAGGTCCGCTGGTCGAGGCGCTGACGGCTGACCTGCCCGTCAACCCCCGCGCCATCTGGACGCCCACGAAAGAGGACTACTTCGGCCGGGTGAAGGTAGAACACCTGGACGCGATCTGGTACGAACTGACACCGGTTCCCGACACCGATCCCGTTCGCGGCGAATGGGCGGGCCTCAAGAAGGCCGAGAAGGCGCAGCGCCTGCACCGGCTGTTCAACGACCTCGACTTCCGCGAGGCCATGGGCCTCAGCCGCGCCGAATGCCAGGCGATCGACAGCTGGCTGCCGCCCGAGCTGGTCTTTACCGCGCCCAAGGCTCAGGACGAGGCGCCCTCCGACGAAAGCGCGGCTGCATGACAAACCGAACGGACCTGTCCGCCCCCGCCACGCAGATCACCATCCGGCCGGGCCCGGTGATCTGCATCTGGTCGCAGGAGGGCCAGCTGGTGACCAGCGTGCCGGTTTCGCTGCACATGGCACTGGCCCTGACCAGCGACCTCCTTCGAGAAAGCCGCTGCGCCCTGAAAGGTGGTGCGCGATGAAAGTCAGACCCCTGTCATTTGATGACGACCCGGACCGGAAACCGGCGCTCTACGCCTGCGGCGTATGCGGCAAATTCTACTCGCCGAAGAGCGTTGGCCTCCAGAACGCCATCGCCTTGGCCGAGCAGTGCTGCGACCCAAGGGCGCATACCTGCAAGGTCTGCGGCGTGGACGTGCCACAATACCAGACACTGTGCCAGCGTCACGCTGAGCAGGCGCGCTTG